CAACAGAGGGTGACTTAACAGATGTAGCCAAAGCTATTCACTGGCGTCTAACGGCAACGCACGACACAGCCACGAACGCAGAAGGCGCACCTCTTTCTGTCAGCGCATATGGCTCCGCTGGTGTTGGCGAGGCAAACGCCGACAGCTTCACAGCGTTTGACAGCCTGACCAAAGAACAGGTAAAGGGCTGGGTGCTGGCAAGTCTGGACAAGACTGAAGAAGAGTTACAGGCGATGCTAAGTCAACAGTTAGACAATCTTATCACGCCGCCGATTGTAGGCAAAACTCCAGCAGGGTGGTAACAATGGAAATGGGTTTCTTAGCTGATGTTCTAATAGGTGTTATAATCGCTGGTGGTGGTTGGTATATCAATCACCTGACTGCTAGGGTTGGGCGGCTTGAGGAACGCATTAATTCCACCAGAGAAACCTTCATCCACAAGGATGAGATGTCATCTATGATGGGTCGCATTGAAGATAGGTTTGGTCGGCTAGAAGACTTGCTTCACAGGCTGATGGAGAAGTGAGCCAGTTCCTAGTCATCTTTGTTATCCTGACACAACAGATGACGTTTGTGATTAAGCCATACGAATTAGATTATTGCCCAAATTACGAAGAGGCTAAAGCAAATATGAGCCACCTCTATCAAGAATACGATGTGGGGTATTGGTCGTACCAGTGTTTTAATCGAGGCAGTAATGTGTAATGTCCAATCTGGTAGTAGCTTTTTCGTTAGTGATGTATCTGGGAACAGGTGATGCTAGACGGCCTGTTGATACAAATCTCCGATTTTATAATGTGGACGATTGTCTTTATTTTGCATCTCGTCTTTCTCAGCGACACGGTAACTACAGCCATATAGATTTCATTGACCCAAGAGATAGGGTTACGACATACTGTGTGCCTCAAGCATATGACCCTAGCCTTGTGGAGATATTCTGATGTTAGCTGAACTTGCCGCCGCTAACGCCGCCTTCGCTGTAATCAAGCAAGCTGTCAGCAATGCCGGGGATATTGCTAGAGCTGGGTCTGCCATTGCGTCTTTTGCGTCAGCCAAGGAAGACCTAGAGAAAAGGGTTCGTGGCAAGAATAAGGCCGCCGCTAACCAGTCAGATCTGCAAGCCTTCCTCGCGCTAGAACAAATCAAGCAATACGAAAAAGACCTCAAAGAGATTATGATCTATTCGGGCAGGCCGGGGCTTTGGTCAGATTGGCAGGCGTTCCAAGCTGAAGCTAGGAAAGAGCGCCGCGAGGCAGAGCTGAAAGCGGAACGGCGCAAGGAATTTTTTACTGAGATATTTGTAGGGTTTATCGCTACTATACTATTTGTTAGTATCGTAGGAACGGCAGTTTATTTCCTCAGAGGATAAATGATAACAGCCACAACCGTTGGTCTTATTGGTGAACACATTGCCGCCGCATCCATTCTGTCTATGGGTTGGCGTGTCGGGATGACGCAACAGGACGGCGTGGATCTGCTGGCTTGGGATGACCGCACATATATCCGGGTTCAAGTTAAGTCTGCCAGCGCTTATGCCTACAACAAGGGCGGCTATCAATTCCAGCTAGGGTCTGGATCTAAGTCAAAGAAATTGCCATCAATCCAGCAATTCGATATGATGGCGCTGGTTGCTGTCGATCAGCGCCGGGTCAAATATCTAGCCACAGAACAGGTGCAACAATTTACGAAGCGATGCACCCGGAGTTGGTTTGAAGATCTGGAAAACGAAATCGACAGCTTTAAGTATGCGATTGAAATCATCGAGGCGCGAAATGGATTGGTCAAGGTATCCTAATTTTAGTGAGGATGAATTTAAGTGTAGTCACACTGGCAAGTGTGCAATGGACAGTGGCTTTATGGATAAGCTACAGGCATTGCGCTCAGAGCTTGCTGAGGCGATGACAGTGACGTCTGGGTATAGAGACACCAGCCACCCTGTTGAGGCCAGCAAGGGGCGTCCGGGGACGCATACAAGGGGTGTTGCGGTGGACATAGCGTGTGATGGTCAGCAGGCGTATCGGATTATGGCGCTGGCAATGAAGCACGGTTTCACCGGGATCGGTGTCAGTCAGTCTGGCGGCGGTCGGTTCTTGCATTTGGATACGTTCACTGGTGGGCCTCGTCCTAATATATGGAGTTATTAAATGTTAAACGTATTAAACAGTATTCTAGGCGGCGGTGATGTTATCAAGAAAGGGTTAGACCTTATTGATGATATGCACACCAGCACCGAAGAAGAGATTAAAGCTAAGAGCAAAGCAAAGATAGATTTGATGGGCGCTTATGCGCCGTTCAAAATTGCACAGCGTTATCTTGCGCTGATGTTTGGCGGCACATTTCTGGGTAGCTATCTCATTGTGCTAGGCATGACGATATCTGGATTTGGTGATCCAGACGCAGTGACCAAGGTAATGGAACAGTTTAGCATTAATTACGCTATGCTGATTATCTTGACATTTTATTTTGGTGGCGGCGTAGTGGATAGCATCAAAGCTAAGAAATAAAAAAGGGGGCTTATGCCCCCTTTCCTACAGCTCTTTAATGCTGAGTGTCTTCTGCCGGACAGTGGCTTCCGGCTTGGCAGGCACAACCTTTTCTGGCTGTGCTTTGGTGCGGCGCATAGGCCATTTGATCTGATAGCGAGATAGACCGATATTGATATGAGCCTGATCGTGGTTGCCCATATATTCTTTGATGGTCGCTTCAGCCATATCGATGTCAGCTTCGGCTTGCCGCTTGGCCTCTTTGGCTAGCATCAGATCTTCAAACGCTGTCAGCGCATCCGGCTGATCGTTTAGATCCAATGGATCTGCGTCTGGTTCGGCGTAGGGGTACGCCGCGTTGCCATCGTCAGACGTTAGGACAGGATAGACGTCACCTGTCTTGCGGCGCTTCTCAAAGTTTAGGATGGCATCCTCGATGCGTTTTTGCATGACCGCATCAGCTTCATAAACAAAGATCCGCATTTCGATGCCCCGGTATAGAACGCAGATGGCACCCCACTTGTAACCGCCACACATCATCTGTGCCTGTAGTTGCCATACGCCACGATGGGCGGCTGGCATCTCTTCGGGCATAGCGCTGGTGACTTTCGCTTCCAATACGCCTATCGTGCTAATGTCTATCTCATCAGCAGTCATGCAGTATATACCATTTGCGGCGTTCGTCTTGATCGTGCCATTAGCAACGCCCAGCCCATCAAGGCTGGCGGCTAATGGCAGATCAGGATGGAACTCTGGCTTGGTTATATGGATCTCATGATTGCGTAAGCCCAGACGTTTGGCGGCTTCGTTTAGAATGACAGGCTCAAGTCTATCGCCCCACTCAGTAATCTCATTGCCGTGAAACGTAGGCTCAAACTTATCGTGATAACGCTGGATCATTTCAGTTAGCAATTCGTTCTGCGTTTGGTAAGGCGACAGCCCCAGCAATACAGGTATACGCGATGCTGATATCATATTATCAGGTGTTAGTTTACCGACCATTTTACATTCCCCCAAAGTAAGCGATTGCGCCCCAGAAATTATAGGTGGGGTGTAAGATGTTAGTCCAGCTCAGGCAGTACAGCACTGCAAAGCCACCAAGAATTATGTTCATTAAGCATTTAGCCATTCGACAATCTCCCTTTTGTTAAAGAATATGTGGCGGTTAAGTTTCACCTCACGCCACGGCTTCGGTGAATTTTTTTTCCACCAGCGGTAGGCTTCACCCTTGGTGGGGAAAAACATCTGGGGTTCTTCGATTTCCCAGATGGTCGTCTGTCTTGCAAAATCAGGCATTAGTTAGCTCCCGGCTGATTAAGTTACGCACAGATGTGCTGTGCCACACACCGCCCATTGCTGACGGTATTCTTGCGTCATTCAAGGTGTCGGCGATCTTCGCAAACGACACGCCGGATTGACGTAATGTTTTAATGATGGGCATAGCTTCAACAGCAACAGTGGCTGTCTTGCCCCTGCGAGCCTCACCAGCGGCTTTACCGCCTGCGTGTGGGTTAGGACTGCCCAGCTTGATGCCACGGCGTTTGGCGGCGGCTAGGGCGTCTCTGGTGCGCTCACTGATGCGGCGCCCCTCGAACTCTGCAAAGACTGACATCATCTGTAGCATAGTGCGGTCTGCCTCTGGCATATCAGCGCAAGTGATTGGGACATTAGCTTCAAGCAAGTTGGCGATGAATGCCACGTTGCGAGCTAGACGGTCGAGCTTGGCGATAAGTAAGGTGGCGCCTTCGCGCTTGGCGTGGGCTAATGCCTCAGCTAATTGTGGGCGGTCATTCTTTTTGCCGCTCTCTACCTCAACATATTCAGAGATAATTTTGTCAGCAAATGGCGCAACAGCTACACGCTGGGCGTCTAAACCAAGGCCGGATTGGCCTTGGCGCTGAGTTGATACACGGTAATAAGCAATGTAATTAGTCATCAGATGATCTCCCTGTAAAGGCGGATTTTCCACCCCAGTTATCTACTTTCGCATCCTCAAGATAATCTATTAAGCTATCTAAATGTGCGACAGCTTGATCCAAACATTCTACTGAAAATTCCATAACCTCGCCATTGGATGAATACCTTAAATTATCTGGCAAATTATCCCAAGCATCATACTCATCATCATACAGATCTTGAGTAATTCTCTCGGCGGCTCTGACCATAAAAAGCACCTCATCAATTTTTTTTCGCCTATTATCATTCATCAGATAATCTCCCTTTCGGGGCGGCACTAGGCCGCATCCCTTAATTTGGTTAGAAGGTTAATCAGGCCTTGTTGTGTATAATTTTGGCCTAGATGTTTGCGGCAACCCTCTAACAATTTTTGATTTGCCTTTGTTTCAGCCGCCTTATACGCACCAACGCTTCTTGACCAATCGCTATATTGCTGGGTTTCAGCCAGTTTTTCTTGCGCGTCTAAAAGTTTTTTATAAAGTTCAATCAATTTAGTCATCAGATAATCTCCCTTTTGTCTGTCTGATAATTATTATATAAGGCCAAAATACATAATGTTCAAGTAAAATTTAGCCATAAATCGAAAAAAAATGATGATGCTCTTGCAACACTATGTATTCCCATATAACTATTTTAGCTCTAATCGGGAGATGCAGATGGTTAATTCAAGAGCAAAGGGCAGTCGCAACGAACTAAAGGTGGCGGCAGATCTATACGAAGCCCTTGGCATAAAGTTTGAGAGAATATTAGATCAAACCAGACAGGCTGGTCTGGGCGATCTGCGCCCGGTCAGCGGTTCGTTTCCCTTCACCTTAGAGCTGAAGCATTATAAGGAAGGCGTCCAAGCTAGGCCAGAATGGTGGGATCAGGCCATCGTTGCGGCACAACTGGCAGGCAACTATCCGGCGCTACTGTACCGCTACAACCGCCAGCCAGTACGTTGCCGAATACCGTTGCAGGCGGTTATCGATATGCCAGAGTTCAATGTGTATTCAGGTGGCGGCAATCCTTATGACTGGCGCTATGCGTGTGAGGTTGACTTTGACACATTTTGTATGATCTGCCGGGAGTTGATGTGATGCTATATGAAACTGAAGAAAATAAGAACGCTGAGGATAAGCTGAGAACAGCTATCGGTGATGCGTATGGCTATGATTTAGTGGCATTGCCAATGAAACATAACCTCGATTGCATTGCCTATAACGGCAAAGAGGCTAAGTGTTTCTTTGAGTTCAAGTGTAGGACTGTGGCTAGCACCGAATACGACACAGCCTTAATCAATCTTCATAAGGTTATTGCCGCCGCTAATCTCACTAGAGCCACCGGGCTAAAGTGTTGGTTGGTTGTGCAATGGACAGATAAAGTCGGCTTCATTGATTTCCAAGCTGACAAAGAGATCGGGGTAAGCAGACGGCGTGACCGCAATGAGGCGGCAGATCTGTTTGCTTACTACCCGGTGAGTGGGTTCAAGACATTGAGCCTTTATTGAAACTAGCGTTGCAGTATAGGAGTTATCGTTATGGCGTTAGGATTACAAACAGAAACCACATCAGGTGGTGACATCGTTCCAATCGTTAAGTGGGATGCAAAAGCTGGTGACATGATCGTTCAAGATCGCGTTCAGTCAGCCAGTGGGGAATGGCAGAAAGAGGAAAGGGAGATGCCTTTGCCAGCTAAGTTCGCAATGGATATGGCTGGGATGGAAGTTGGCTGGCTGAGTTTTGCATCAGGCGCACCAGACTTTCGGATGGTGCGGCTGGGCGAAGCGATGCCGCCAAAGCCAGAGGGCGATTTTAAGAACGCCTTTCGGGTACGCATAGCCTCAAAAGATCTGGGCTTGCGTGAGTTCAGTCATTCCGCTAAGACCGTCATCCGGGCTATGGATACGTTGCACAATCAGTTTGAAGCTGAGAAGGGCAACAACCCCGGCAAGATCCCGGTGGTGGAAATCAGTGGCACAGAAACCGTAAAGATCAATACTCCGCAAGGCGAGTTGCGCTTTAAGGTGCCACAGTGGAGCATCACAGGCTGGGCAGATAAGCCTGCAATGTTCGACAAGACAGCATCTGCGCCTGAACCTGTCGCCGCTGAACCAGCTCCGGCTGTCAGCGATGACGACTTGTTCTAGGTCGTAGGTAGATGAGGGCGTGGCAATCTCCCGGCTACGCCCTCATCGCTTCGGGAGATGGGAGTTGAGGCATAATAATGACAAACATAGCGGCATATATGGATACGATTGCGCGACACTACTGGGGCGAGCCTACCAGTGTGCGCGGCAGTGAACTGCGTTGGGGAAAATTTGGATCGAAGAGCGTTTGCCTAAAAAAAGGAACTTTTTATGACCACGAATTGGGCGTTGGCGGCGGCTGTATAGACCTCGTCAAAATGCACGAAGGCGCACAGCTCGCGTCATTGCCGGAGATATTAGAAAGAAAGTTCGGGATACCCAGACAGACACAGAAGACGCTGGCGCCTGCCAAATGGCTAGCCAAGCGGTATGATTATTATGACGCTGATGGTGTGCTGGCGTATCAGGTGGAGCGATACGAACCCAAGACTTTCCGACAGCGTAGGCCGGATGGCGATGGCTGGGTATACAATATGGATGGTATCGAGGCGGTGCCATACAATTTGCCAGAGATCATGCTTAACCCAGATAAGGTTATTGCGATTGTTGAGGGTGAAAAGTGTGTCGAGGCGTTGAGACGTTATAACGTCATAGCGTCCACTAACCACGGCGGCTCAGGTAATTGGAAGCCAGAGCTAAACCAGTATTTCAAAGACAGGAAGGTCGTCATCATCCCAGACAACGACCAAGCCGGAGACAAACACGCCAGAAAGGTCATCCAGAACTTACTAGGCGTTGCCAAAGAGGTGCGCCGTGTGGATCTGCCGGGGCTAGCGGATAAGCAAGATATCTTTGATTGGCTGAATGCTGGCAACGATGTGTCTAAATTAAAGGCGCTAATTAAGACATCCGAGCCTATCGTGGCGGTGGAAGCAGTCGAGGATACACCAGAGGCGCCGCAGGGTGATGTCTTCCAGACGTTCGATGAAACCTATCTTATCAATATGCCGCCAGTCGATTGGCTGGTGGATGGTGTGCTTACCAAACACGGCTTCACGGTCATCTATGGTGCGCCCGGCACAGGCAAGTCGTTCCTAGCTATTGATATGGCTATGAGCATAGCACACGGTAAGCTATGGCAGGATCGGTCTACAATGAGCGGCGGTGTCCTTTACATAGCTGGTGAGGGTGTTGGTGGCTTGGGCAAGCGTGTGAAGGCGTGGCGGCTTCACAGAGGCGCTGAGGGCATTGGCGAGATGGTGGTGTTGCCTACGGCGGTCAATTTCAGAGAGCCGGAGCAAGTGGAAAAGCTCATGCGTACCATAGACAGCCTTGGCAAGGCGTTCAGGTGCGTTGTGGTGGACACCGTAGCCAGAGCATTACTAGGCGGTGAAGAGAACTCAGCGACCGATATGGGGCTGTTTGTGGGCGCTTGTGACGCTATCAAGGCGCATTGTGGTTGTGCTTTGGTTGCCATCCATCACAGTAATAAGTCTTCATCTGCTGGGATAAATGCTATGCGCGGCTCATCAGCTCTGGCTGGGGCGGCTGATACGGTGATTAATGTCCAGCGTGATGAGGATGTGGTCAGTGTCACGATGGAAAAGCAGAAGGACGCAGATCCGATAGAGCCAATGAAATTTGATATGGTCAACGTGGCGATGCTGGGCGATAGCAGTGTGGTCTTGTGTGAACAGCGTGACGGTGCCGACAAGCCCAAGGCGAAGGGTGCTAGGCTCAATAAACGACAGCAAGATGCGCTACAATTATTGCGGAATATGATCATCGACAACAAGGGTCAGAAGGTCAGAATAGAGCATTGGCATGATGCACATAAGCGCGATTGCCCTGATTTATCGCCCGGCAACCGTAGGGACGCCCGACAAGCGCTGTCTGACAAGCGTGTGATTTTGCAAGGAGATGGGTTTGTATGGTTATCAAAGGGTTACGATGGCTAAATCACACCAATCACATCAATCACATCACGAAATCACACGACGTGTGACAAATGTGTGTGATGTGATTTTCCTTAAGGAAATCACATTTCACATCACATCGCATATTTCGCATCCGGGAGAGGGTAATGAGTAATAGAATAAGAGGCATTGATAGACTGCCGACAAGGGCAGAACAGAATGATAGTCGGATCAATGAGGCGGTGCATATGCATGATCGTATTGTGTCCGATGTTGAAAAGCGATGGGGTATCGATAGACTGCAAGAGCTGGTCAGTGAAGATACCCGGCGTAAGTTTCACTTACAGCGTGAGAAGCTGTGGAATGCTCTGACTAAGAATGATGGGCGTGATGCCCTGCATCAGGCTCAGGTCATGTGCCGGGCGTATGAGGTGCTAGAGCGTGAGGCCAGACAGCTAGGGGCTAAAGAGCTGACAGGCGATTACATCGAGGGGCTGATGCCTGATGGTCGTGTGCTAGCGATTACCAGTGATAAGTTTGAAGCTGGCAAGGTCGCCAGAGACAACCGGGATATGGTGGTCTATTCGATTGAAGAGATCGGCAGGATCTTGTCGGTCAAGGATGATGAGGCCAAGGCTAAGATCAATGACGTTGTGTCGAAGGTCAAAGGCATCTTCGCTGGTGCTGAGGTCGTTAGTGTGAAACCGCTAGAGGATATTGATGATGAAATCCCTTTCTGAATATAAGAGGCCGTGGTCGGTCATGCCGATGCGTGTGTTTAAGGACAGGACGCTAAAGGAACGCGATCTGCGTGTGTTGGGTGCGTTGTGTAGCTTTACCAACAGAGCTGGCGTGTGCTGGCCTTCGCTTGAAACGATATGTCAGGCGACAGGGTACTCCGAGCATAGAACGCCCATCGAAGCGATAAAGACATTGAAGCAAAAGAAATATGTCAGACAGCTCAAGCCAAAGGATTACCAGCGTGGCGAAAGCGGATGGTACACGAACAGGTATCAGGTGCTGTGGGAAGGCGATGAGCCATTGCCAACGTATGAAGAGATGCAGAGCGCTAGGCCGTTGCAGATGATCGTGGATCAGGAAGTCGTGCAAGAGGAAAGTAAAGGGGGTATGGGGGATGTAGAAATACTCTCTCACTCTCTCGCTCATGCTTATCTGGCGGCTGTCCAGAAAGCGACAGGGCAGGTCAGGCTGTTCGATAATGAGATAGCCCACGCCCGGAAGCTGGCAGACCAAGGCCACAATGTTAATGACGTGACTGCGGCTACGCTGGTTGTGTGTGACCAAGCCATAGAACGCAGGGCAGGGGTGCCATCGCTCGCTGACGTTGCCCGGTATATGGGCGCCGTGCAGTGAGGCAAAGGGTGGTTTGCTTTTGCACGGTGGTCAGAGCGCGACATATTAATGTCGCAAAAACGCCACCCCTTGCCCCCTACCCCTCGGCGCGTATATGGGGGTGTATCACACAAAATTTTGGTAGAAAATGGAGAAACGAATGAATAAGGCAGATTTATTAATGGCGGCAATGCGTACCGTAGTTAAGCGCGGTGGGGTATATGGCGATGTCTATACCAATCATGAAAGAATTGCGGTAATGTGGACAGTGATCTTTGGTGTTCAGGTGACAGCCGCGCAAGTAGCAATGGCGATGACCGCTTTGAAATTAGCGCGACTGATTGAAACGCCTGATCATCAGGATAGTTGGATTGACATTGCCGGGTATGCGGCGATAGGATCGGAGTGTGTGGATGGACAAAAAACAGATGACGGTTAGACAACAGCGAGCGGCGTTAGCCAGCCCTGACGTGGATAAGCGCGAGGCGGTTGTCCAAGAGCTAGAAGCTATTGCGTCTGGCGTCATTACCGATGTATTGAATTGGAATGATCTGGGTCAGGTGTTTTTGACGCCATCAGAGAAATTGTCTGAGCGCTCACGGCGTGGCATTAAGAAAGTAAAGGTTACGCCCACACAGCACGGCAACAGCATCGAGGTGGAGATGCACGACAAGTTATCGGCGTTGCGGCTCTTGGCGAAGCACCGAGGCTTACTTGAGCCGAACAGTGATGATCAGCGGCCTAGCATGATCGGGATTAACGTGACTGGGCCTAAGACGACAACGTATGAGGTATTGGATGATGAAGGCAAAAAAGATTGACCCGGTGTTAGAGGCGCTATTGAGGGTGCCGCCGATACCTATCCCGGAGCGCCGCTATCGAAAATGTTGGGCTTACTTGCATAAAGGAAAGAATATTAGTGTCAAACGTGATCAACATTAATGACCGTAAGTTTGTTCGGTTCTTTGCGGAGCCGATTGAATGCGAGGATTGCGGCAAGGAAACGCGAGGCTATGTGTATGACGGTAGCCAGCAGATTGTGTGCAGTAAGTGTCGTGAGGTTATGTTAGAGCTGACGACTGAGCGCGAAGAGCGCGATTTTGGAATAATTATTTTTACGCCGGAGAGTGACGATGGCGAGAGCTGAGAGGGCGACTGATAGGTCAGCCCGGCGAGGGAAGGTCAAGCCAGAGGCGCTGACCGGGTTGAACTTAGATTTTTCGGAAAGTCCTACGGTATGGAAATTTTTGCAAGACGACAGCTTCGTGCGTGGATTGATGGGGCCAGTCGGATCTGGCAAGACCTTTGCTTCCTTAGCGGAAGTGATGCTGAGAGCTGTCAAGCAACCCCCTTCACCTATCGATGGCATCAGATATACCAGATTTGCGGTAATACGAAATTCGTACCCGGAATTGCGAACGACTACGATCAAGACGTGGCAAGAGATATTTCCTGAGAACACTTGGGGTCAAATGCGTTGGTCGCCACCGATCACCCATCACATCAAGCTACCGCCGCGTGATGGCGCGGCTGGGCTTGATTGTGAGGTGATCTTTCTGGCTCTGGATCAACCGCGTGATGTGCGAAAGCTGTTGTCGTTGGAATTGACTGGCGGTTTTATTGATGAGGCGCGAGAGTTGCCCAAGGCGGTGGTGGATGGGTTGACTAGCCGCGTTGGTCGTTATCCGACTAAGAAACACGGCGGCTGTCCTTGGCGCGGTGTGTGGATGAGTACCAACCCAATGGATAGTGACCACTGGTGGCCTAACCTAGCTGAGAAAAATCCGATACGCGGTAAGTACCCTTGGAAGTTTTACAAACAGCCGGGCGGCGTGATTGAGGGAACAAAAGAGCATGAGCATAATATCTTTGCGGCTGGTAAGTATTGGCTGAATAATCCGCTGGCTGAGAACGTGAATAACTTGCCGCCGGGGTACTATGAACAGCAGTTAGCCGGGAAAACGCTGGATTGGATACAGTGTTATGCCGGGGCGCAATATGTGTATGTGCAGGACGGCAAGCCAGTATGGCATGAGTTTAGCGATAGCCTGATGTCGGGTGATGTAGAGATTGAGCCTACGTTGCCTGTACACGTTGGCCTTGACTTTGGTTTGACCCCAGCGGCGGTATTTGGACAGAAACTGCCGAATGGAAGATGGAATGTCGTGCATGAGCTGGTGGCGTTTGATATGGGGTTGGAACGGTTCTGCCATCACCTGATGGCTGACATCCAGACGCATTTCCCTAAGAATGACGTGATGATCTGGGGTGACCCGGCTGGTGTAAAGCGAGATGAGATCTTTGAGGTGACAGCGTTTGACCATTTGAGGACGTTGGGGCTAAGGGCGCAACCGACCGCATCGAATGATTTTATGGTGCGGCGCGAAGCTGGTGCGATGCCGATGAATAGATTGATTGACGGTAAGCCCGGATTAATTGTGGCAAAAAATTGTCACAAGGTGCGTAAGTCGTTGGCTGGCGGTTATCACTTTAAGCGTGTGGCTATGGGTGGTGGTCAGGAACGATTTAGGGATGCGCCGAACAAGAATGAACATTCACACGTTGGTGACGCCTATGGATATTTAATGTTGGGCGGCGGTGAACATCGTGCTATGACTAAGAATTATTTGGGCAGATCGCAGTTTAAGCAGTCTGTGGCGAATATGGATTTTGATGTTTTTTAGAGGGAGATTATTATGGCATCATTTAATTTCAATGGATCGCTCATCAAGCAAGAGGGTGAGTTCAGCGTTATCTTTGATGTGACGGTTAAGCTGGGCGTTGTAGTCAAAGCTGACACCGAAGAGCAAGCCGAAGAGCTGGCGCTGTCAGCTTTGAACGATGGCGACTATGAGCTGTTGGAGATTGTTGACATTGAAGACACCGAGATTGAAGAGATGTAAAAAAATCCCCGGCTAGTGCCGGGGCAGTTGGGGAGGAAATCTAATGATCATAAGTGATGATATAGACTGATGCACCAGTTAGTCAATAGTCCGGGCGTTACTTTTGTTAAGTTTCATTGGGCGCATCCGCTCAACGTAAAGCTCAGGCCATTTTCTCAGGCTTACTTTAACCAGATACCAGACTTTGTGGATGCGCTGAAAATGTATTCACAAGAGAAACATTCGTGGACAGCGTTGTATAAAGGCCGGATGGCGTGTTTCTTTGGGATCTATCCACTATGGTCTGGCGTAGCTGAGGCGTGGATGCTAACAACGCCTGTTGTAGAAGGTCACGCGGTGAAGATGTTGCGCGGCGCAATACGCTATTTTGATATTGCAATGGCAGATTTGAAACTGCGAAGATTGCAGATTACAGTCAATGTAAATGATGGGCTTGCCATAAGGTATGCAAATGCGTTAAAATTCCGCCGAGAAGGTTTGCTTATTGGTTATGGGCCGGATGGCGCAGACCACGAAATGCTAGCGAGGTATGCTTATGTCAATGTTGAGAGCGCCAAAGCCACCAGCGCCTGATCCCAAATTAGTGGAAGCGCAGAAGCGGCAAGAGGAAAGATTGGAAGCGGAAGAGGCGCAAAAGGCGGCGGCAATCGCGGCTCGCCAAAGAGCAAGGCGAACTGGCGGTCAGCGCTTGTTATTGTCAATGGAACGCGAAAGGCCAGAGGCAGGCGTTCAAACTACGTTAGGAGCTTAATATGGGCGGTTTATTCGGCGGCGGCAAAAAGAAAGCGGCACCACCACCAGCGCCAGTGGCAGAGCCACCAGCGCCGGTAGGCGTTACTCGCGCTGAACAATTAGCGGCATCGCGCCGAAGATCTCGCGGTGGTCGTGATGGCAGTCGTTCACTGATGAGTGGTTCTAGGCTTGGGCCAGATACTGGCATGACCGACACAATGACTGCCGCTAATGAGCGCCAGCGCAGTACGCTAGGATAATCGCTATGCCTCTTTATTCCGGCAAGTCAAAAAAGAAAATCAGCAGAAACATCAGAACGCTGATGAGTGAGGGCAGGCCGCAAAAGCAAGCTATCGCTATCGCAATGTCTAAAGCTGGAAAGTCAAAAAAATGAAACAGGTATGGGATAAAAAGCGCCCCAAAGATTTGGGTAAGCCAAAAGAACTATCGCCAGCAAAGAAAAGAGCGGCAATGAGAGCGGCTAAGAAAGCTGGTCGCCCATATCCAAATCTTATTGACAATATGAGGGCGGCTAGATCATGACGCTGAAAAGGCATCAGAACCCATCCGGCGGCCTAAACGAAGCAGGCCGCAGACACTTTGAACGTAAAGAGGGTGGCAATCTAAAGGCGCCAGTAAAGTCCGGCACCAATCCGCGCCGGGTATCTTTTGCCGCTCGGTTTGCCGGGATGAAGGGCGACATGAAAGACAGCAAAGGCAGGCCTACCAGACTTGCCCTAGCATTAAAGGCTTGGGGCTTTGGATCAAAAGAGGCGGCGCGTAACTTTGCACAGAGGCACAAAAAGACATGAGCTATTCACCAGAACATATTTTGAAACGCTATGAGATGGCACAGCGCCGCAAGGATAACTGGCGCCAGATCTATGAAGATTGTTATGAGTTCGCGTTGCCTCAGCGCAATTTGTATGACGGTTATTATGAAGGCGGTGGATCGCCGGGTCAGAACAAGATGGCTCGCGTGTTTGACAGCACCGCCATCAATAGCACCCAGCGCTTTGCCAATCGCATTCAATCTGGTTTGTTCCCACCTTACGCAAACTGGTGTCGCCTAGAACCCGGCTCCGATATCCCGGCGGCTCGGCGCTTAGAGGCGCAAGCCGCCTTGGATATCTATGCAGACAAAATGTTCTCGCTATTGCGTCAGACTAATTTTGATTTGGCGATGGGTGAGTTTCTATTAGATCTGGCGGTAGGCACCGCCGTGATGTTAGTTCAGCCCGGTGATGAGGTGACGCCGATTAGGTTTACCGCTGTGCCGCAATATTTGGTGGCTATCGAAGAGGGCGCCCACGGCAAGGTGGACAACATCTATCGCCGCATTAGACTGAAGGGTGAAGCAATCACACAGCATTGGCCTGACATTGAGATCCCTGAACGGTTACAGCGCATCATTGAAGAGCATCCGACCAATGAAATTGAAATGCTTGAGGCGACTATCTATGAAGCTGATGAAGGCGAATATTGCTATTATGTGATCTGGCCTGAAGGCAAAGACATCATGCTAGAGCGCAAGATGAAATCTAGCCCTTGGATTGTGGCGCGATATATGAAGGTAGCAGGCGAGGTGTATGGTCGTGGGCCATTGGTCACAGCAATACCAGACATCAAGACGCTAAACAAAACGCTAGAGCTGTTGTTGAAAAATGCCAGCATTAGCATCGCCGGGGTATATACAGCGGCAGACGATGGTGTGCTGAACCCACAAGCGGTAAGCATTAGACCCGGCGCAATTATTCCAGTAGCAAGAAATGGCGGCCCACAAGGTGAGAGCCTTAGAGCATTGCCGCGTACTGGTGATTTCAATGTTAGCCAGATCGTGATTAATGATCTGCGTATGAACATTAAAAAGATTATGATGGATGACACCCTACCGCCGGACAATATGTCAGCGCGGTCAGCCACAGAGGTGTCGCACAAGATATCTGAGCTAGCTCAGAACCTTGGGTCTGCTTTTGGTCGGTTGATCAATGAGACAATGATCCCTTTGATTTCTCGCGTCCTATATGTAATGGATGAGCGCGGATTGATTGAGATGCCGCTCAAGGTCAATGGCCTAGAGGTAAAGGTAACGCCAGTCAGCCCGATTGCTCAGGCGCAGAATTATGGCGACATTGAGAAGATTATGCAGTGGGTTCAGATTGCATCGAGCCTTGGGCCTGATGGTCAAATGGCAGTACGCACATCATCTATCCCAGATTATGTGGCTGACAAGATGGGCATTCCGGCAGATCTAAGAACAACGCCGCAAGAGCGGCAACAGGCGGCAGAAATGGCGGCGCAGATGGCGCAGGCCGCCGCACAGCAACAGGGAATGTTGCCACCAGAAGGTGAACAGATGCCACCAGAGGGAGCTATCTAAATGGATGTTGAAGGTTGGGAAGCACTCAGGACAGTAGAGCCTGAGTTGCGTAGAGACGTTGAAGATATGAAGGATGACGTGGATCGTCTATATCTTCGCGTGTTTGGGTCTGAGGATGGTCAACAATTATTAGAACATTTAAGATCGCAAACGATTGAGCAACCCACTTGGTACCCCGGTGAGGAAGCCTCACACGGTTGGGCTAGAGAGGGTCAAAACAGTATTGTTCGAGAGATCGAGCGCAGAATGAAAAGGGCAAGACACTTATGAGTGATGAAACCGAAGGCTTGATGGCCTCCGCTACTCTGGAAACAGAAGGCGAAGATAACCAGCAGGCAGAGGC